GTGTTTTATCTATACTAAAAAAACGCCCACCTTTACTTAAATTACATTTCTGACACAATGTTTGTAGATTAGCGTCATTATCGCCCCCACCAAGCCTACGGGGCACTATATGGTCAACGTGTAGCTTGCCTTGATCCTGTCCACATTGTTGGCAACAGTAACTATCTCGTCTAAGTATCCTCAACCTTATCTTTGACCACCGACTACTCGTACCATTATCAACAGCTGACGCCATTAGTGCCACCCCTTGTCCTTGAAGTGTTTCCATGCTAGGCAATAGTTACCGGAATATCTATGGCTCACGTATCTGATACCCCAGTCTAACTGGGTGAACCCGTCCAACCTGAGTAGCTTCTCATTACGCAGCTGAGGTATCCCATAATGGGAACCATTACGAGCTCTACTATCGAACTTAGATTCCGCCATGTATAGCGCGTAAGCGCATTGGTATTGGCTGTCTTTAACTACTCGACTATGTAGATATAACTTAAACCGATCTTTACTTGCTTGAGTATCAGCATGTGTTGGAATAGGTAGTACGAACGTAATACATAGCGCGCCCGTTAGTAGTGCTCGTCGCGAACTAACCGGTCGCCCGGTTCGCGTCCAGCGAGTTGATCGTACCGAGTAAGTCAAATACCGCGCAAGCATGAGCGTATTCTTGGGCGATTCCAACAGGGTGTGGATAACTTTATTTATCTGTGGATAACTATTCATCGCACTCATGGGCTTTTTGATAATCGAACTCACAGAAGTAACAACCCATAATCTTACGACACTTCATGCAAGCGTGAAAGTATTGGATTTCGTCACAGCAAGCAGCTAAGAACATTAAATCCCAGACTTCGTAGTGTTCTTGGGCAATACTCATTTATCACCGCCCCAGCCAGTACCGCGAAAGATAACGGCTGGCGCGTTTGGTACTCTGTCCATGCCTTGAGAGCAACATAATGGGAGTACGCCCTGAGGTGTAATCATTGGGTGAATTAGCTCTAATTCGTGACCGCATACGTCGCAGCGGTAAAGGTATTTAGGCATTAGCTGTCCCGACTAGGCACACTCCGAGAGTTCCGCAAATCGTACACTCAAGCGTTTTAACTCCGGGCGGAAGTAAGTCGGTGACTATTCGTTCAACCTGTAATGTTTCGCGCTTACAGCGCCGACACTCAAATTTCAATTTCTCCATAATTAGACTCCTTTAGATTCTCCATTGAATTTAGGTTTATTTGACTGATCCACCATGAGTCGTCTTTATCATGCTTAAATCGACTTGTCTTAGCAGCTCTAATTGGTATCCAGCCCCTAACATAGTAAGTCGGTGACTCGCCTACGACTAATACGGCTAAGTCCTCGACACGATCGCGCTCTCGTAGGATTAGATGTCCGTCTAGCCATTTTGTGTGCTTGACCTCAATTCGATTACCTATGTCAGCTCTAAACTTAAACTTATCTAGCTCCAGTTTAAAGTCTGTAATGCCGAAGTATCTAGCCGCTGCGATCTCAGCTCCTAACGCTTCGGCTGTACGCCTAATCGACTCATGTATATTCCCGCGCATATTCTGATCATGAAAGTAAAAGTTCTCTAAACCTTTTGTTTCGCATAGAAATGCAGCTGCCGCGGCTTGAACTTCCTCGTCATGAGTAAGCGTTATTTTGCTTATTCCCATATCGCACACGTCCGAACATTGTCTGGGCAAACCCAACCTTTAAAGGGACGTCCAGTCTTTCCGACTCCCTCTTTTCGGATCATAACGCCATGAACGCATGATCGCCCGGTAAGTAAGCCGCCGACCTCGGCGACAGTTTGAGTCATGTCGTATGGATCATAAGAGCCATTAGGTAACGCCGCTTCTTTAGGCGCGGCAACGACTGGACGTTCGACGCGCTTCATTTCCTCAAGCGAGGGACGATTAGCATTTTCGCTAAACTTAGATAATCCGCCTGTATGTAAAGCTCGACCTATGCTTGATGTCGATCCATTTTCTAGCGGGAAGCGATTTGAGTTTGATCTAATTTCCTCGGCGAAATCTGTCGCGAAAGGTAACGAATCTGTAACTTCTCGGTAAATGTCTGTCTGAATTATGTAGCGAGTTCCGTCCTGAAATACGATCTTAACTTCGATTCGACCATTATGATATTTCGCCCAGTATTTCTCTATTCGCTCAGCTACGGATTCGTAGCCCTCTAGTGGAATAGCCATTAGGAATTACGAACGCGATGAGTAGCCCAGCGAAGCCCAGCGGCGCGACCTCGATTAAAGCCGTCTTTGACGCCCTCTTTGTAACCTATACTCCAGCCGACTACGAACCAGCCGACACTTGCGAGAATAACAGCTCCCGCCATTTCTACTACTGTAAACATTTTAGCTCCCGATTCCGGGTGCGACTTATTCGCTCCCTAGTTATAGGGTGAACTAAATGGCTGACAATTTCAAGCCTTACGCCTGTTTAACGGCGTGTCGAGTTGCTTAATAATAATCTATAAATTTCATCAACCCGTTTCTCAAGCCTTGAAACCTGATCCTTTACCGAAGCTCCAGAGTTAGGTTTTAGCTCTGATAGGTAATGCTTAACTAAGTGCCGGACGACGCCTGTAAAGGCTACGAGTAGGCTTACAACGGCTACCGCGATTGAAGCCCACTCGTTAGCGTTCACTTCTTTTTAGCGCCGAATGCTAAATCGTTCGGATTGCAATATCTCATTAGAACTGGAACTAATCCAGCCCATAAGCCCCAAGCTAGTTTCTTAGGATCGGTTTCTCCGGTCATGGCAACGGCTAACATTCCAGCCAAGGCCGATCGACCGTAACTGGCGGCTAGTGGTTTTAAGTCTTTCATTCTGTTTCTCCTAATCCTAGTTTTTTGATTAGCTCTAGGGCTTTTTGTGGGCTGATATTGATTTCAAAGTGCATTTCGTCAGGTCGATTTTTGTAATCGCCGCCCCAAAATAGCCCGTACTTCTTAGCTAGTGCGCGAATCATGGGAACACTCTCAGCTGGAAACGTTCCGACTTTTCCGAGCGGGTGTAATTTTGCGTTAAGATCAACGGCTGTCCCAGACGCGTGATTGCTTAATCGATCAGCTGACCCGCGAACGTTACGAAATGCGTAACCCCAGTCGTCGAGCTGACCACCATCTAGCGGCTCGATAAATTCGTTAAAGTCTTTACAGAATGCCACGATTAAAGGTGCAACAGCCTCGGCGCAACGAATCTTTAATTGAGTCCCCGGTATCGCGTAAGACTTGATATGGATCGACTCAGGTTTGCTTGACGCTTCCCAACCGTTATAACTTGTCAGAATCATTTAGATTCCGAGAGCTGATTTCAAGTCGTCAACGGATAAACCAACCGACGCCAATTTTTGCTCGATAGTAACTGGCGTCGATTCGATAACTGGATTAGTTAATCGTTCGGCTTCAATTACTTCAATTTCCTCAGCCGTTAATTTAATTTCTTTAATTTCGCCTGTTTCGGCATTGTGTTCGATTCTAATCATTATGCACCCCAAACGGTATAAGTTCCGGCGCTAAACGTGTACGCGCTGGAAGTTGCAATTACTAACGAGGAAACAGTTTCGGCCGAAATAATGACGCCATTAACGCTTACCGCTGTGCTCGCGGTTGTTGAATCAACGTAGCGTCCAACAGCTTGAACCGATGTAAATCCGGCATTTTTGCAATTTGTAAAAATGTAGAAATAATTATTATTAGCGTCGGCGTTTGCTTGATTGGCTGTATCTTGTAAAGCAAAACTCGAGCCCGTTTGATTGATTGCTAATCTGGACGTGTTGATTCCAAATCCATTTTTTAGGTAGCTACTAGTTGTAAGTGAGTTAATTCTTACTCGTAAATTGTCCGCTGCTGTTCCCCATGTAACGCCCGTCAAACCAAGAATAATTGTGTCGTATGAGCTTAGCGATGAGATTGTTACAGATGTGCTACTCATGGCTCCAGTTGCGACTTGGGCTAAGGTCTTATTACCAGATGGAGCAGCGATCCACTCTGGAGCCGTAGCGCCTGAATTAACAGCTAAGACTTGACCAGCTGTACCAATTCCTAAACGAGCCGGAACTGTTGCGTTACGATAAATAATGTCGCCCGCTGTTGTAACTAAGGATTTAGGAATAGCGGCGGTTGCTAGATCAAAGGCCGACTTAACCGCTGTCGGTGTAGCTGCTAGAACGCTCGAAGTTGTCGAAGTTGAGTCGCTTAGCTGTACCGCGCCCGAAGCCGCCGTCGAAGCTGCACTAATTGCGATACCAACGCTGCCCGAAGTGCCGCCGCCTGTAATCGGTGCGGTTACTGTGACCGCTGTAATGTCGCCTTGATCGTTAGGAATCCACGTAAAATCTAAATCTGTTGCACTCGCTTTAGATAAGATATATCCACTAGCGCCGCCTAATAGATCGACGAAATCGGTATCGACTGCCTGACCAAATACCTCAAAATCAGCTGGTAAGTCGGTAACTAGATCGGTGCTCGTTGGCATTTGCCAGCCGAAGTTACTCGTTGGATTAGTCATGTTTTCTCCTTATGCTACGACTAACGCGGTTTCCCACGTTAAAGACCCGGATATAGTATTCCACGCTTCGGCTATTGGCACTTGCTCCCACGACATAGCTTGCAGCGAATAACTTAATGGCGACAGATTAAGCGTTATGGATATTTCGTTATAGGCAGCCTTAAACGACCAGCCTTCGACGAATCCTTGAAACGTTCCGGCAACCATGTTAGGCGGTAAATCGCTTATTCTTAAAGGTAATCCCATAAACGCATTTATGAGCGAATCGCGATCTACGTCGTCTAACTCTGGATTAGTGAGCTGGTAAGTAATTGCCGTAAAATTTGCTTGCGGTGCAGCTCTTAGGGTTAAGTAAAAATCGGCTTGATCTTGCGCGTCGGCTTGGTGTTTAACTGTCGTACTAATTGCCTGAGCTAAACGCCCGTAAAGGTCGATTGAGTTAATATCCTCGGCGCTTACTTCTTGATTAGAATTAGTGCCGTATTTGAGCGTAATATCGTTTCGCACGTCGCCAGCTCGAGTTTCGATCTTAAGCCCATTAAATAGCGCGTGATTAGCTGTTAGCTCGGTGTAGCCGTAAGTAGCTAGGTAAACCGATCTATGTGTCGAGTCGGCGTAGCTAATTCTACCCTGTGAATCCTCGTATATGTAGCCTAAGCCAGACGTCGCGAGAGCTGCGACGAGCGAATAAATATCTACGCGATCTGAAGCTCTAGCCGCCAGCTCGTAATTGCCCGGGCGATCTATTTCGCCTAATCCTACGTTTTGGGCGTTAGCCCATGTCTCCGTCGGATCGTAGTTATTCCATTGTAAAGCTGCTGGTACTTCTCCCCAGTTGTTTAATAGTAAATCTTGTAAGACTTCAAAGATTTGATCGCCGTCAAAGTCTTGAGCTAAGACGCCATTAGTAAGCGCTTTAGGTAAGCGGCTAAGGGCTCCTAGTGCGGTTATCTTTAGGACTTGGTTAATTCCAACCGATCCGGCTGTAATTATTTCCACGCCGAAATCGACGACTGTTCCACCAAATATGGGAACGTAAGTCGCGGTCGAATCTTGGAGCTCGATGGTTACTGAATCGTTTATGTTTATGTTAACGATTGCCTGAGTCAGGTTTAACAGCTCTAAATTACAGTAGCCCGCCTGAGCTTGTTGGTAAATGTTATTTCGACCGCTAGTAATGGTTAGATTTGACAGCGTGTAAGTCGTATATTCGACGCCCTGAATCTTTACGCGCCAGACTGGGTTAAATACTGTCATTAGAACGCCAGCGCATTAGCGCCATTAGTGCCGCGGTAGAAACTATTATTTAACACGTCAACGATCCGGCGAGCTGTACCCTCTTGATCGATTGCGCCCGATACGTTTATGTAGATGTTTCCGCCGCCGTTGCCTAATTTATTATTCGGCACGATACGACCGCCCGATGATGGGACGAATAGTTCCGCGCCAGCTTCTCCCACGATGTAAGGTTTATTTGCCTCAACCATTCCGCCGCTGGCGAGCTTAGGAATCTTAGGTAAGTCTTTACCGCCTGTTATATTGTTGACAATGTTATAGCCAGAGATCAGCAAATTTAATCCTGAAATAACTAGGTTAACGGCGGCGACTAAGCCTTTCATAGCTAGTGAAATTCCGTCAATTATGAAAGCGATACCGTTGAAAGCTACCTTAAACGCGCCGCCCATGAACGCGGCTACGGGCTTAGCGACGACTAGAAACGCTGTTATTCCGACTCCGAGCAGCTTAAAAAATCCGGTGTTATCTGTGATTAGATCGCCTATTGCGCCAAAAATAGATTTAACGCCTTGAATAACTGGCGTGAGTGCGGTCTTAAAAATTGGAATAATGTATTTGTTTAGGTAATCCCAGAGAGCTGTTAATGCCGGAATAAATGTCTCTTTGAAAAATGTACCGAGAGTCGTAAATACTGGAGAAAGTTTTTCGCCGATATCTGTCGAAAGTGTGGTTATTACAGGAATGACTTTAGTAACGAATGCCGAAACTAGGGGAGTGAGTGCGTCAACGACGAACGCTCCAGCGGTTTCTTTACCCTCATCAAATGCAAGTTTGAGTCGATCCATCTTGCCCGCAAACGTTTCGGCCTTTTCCGTAGCTTGTCCGCCGAAAGTATCTGATAACGCTTTAGTTACTTCATCAAAGCTCATAGTCTTTAATTCGGCGGCGCTGTATCCAATTCCTAATTTTGCTAATCCGGCAGAATTGCCTTCGTAACTTTTGCCTAACGCGTTACTTACCGATTCCAAACTTTTTCCAGAGCCCGCCGCTATGTCGATCGCTAACGTTGCTAGTTTTTGAGCTTCACCGACGTCACCAGTTGCCCGAGTCAACCTCTCCAGAGCTGGACGAAGCTCACTGTCCGTGATTCCGAGAGATAAACCTTGTTGAGTTATGTAGCTTTCCGTGGCGGCGATTGTTTCGTCTGTTGCGCCAGCGACATTTTTTAGAGTAGCCGCCAGTTTTGCTTGCGCCGCCTCGTCCTCGATTGCAGACTTAACGCCGTCAATTAGTAACTTGCCAGCGTATGCAGCAGCGGCAACGCCAGCGACAGCAAATGCAGCTCCAGCAGCTTTACCGAAGCCGCCTAATTTAGTGCCGAATGAGTCTGTCGTATCGCCAGCGTCGGTCAAACCTTTTTTTAGATTATCGACGTCGGCAAGAATCGAGAGCTTGAGCGTTCTTGAACCCTCAGCCATTAGTCAAACCTCTTAACTATTGAAGTGAAAGCCTTTTCCCACTCAGCGATTAGATAGCTCTGTTCTGCTCGAAGCGTTGGGTAAATAAAATATCCAGTTGATCCACGCCCGGTCGATCCTGACCAAATTGGAAACTGTTTCCATTTATTTGATCCGAACTCTGATCCGCCCCATAGGTCGCGAGTAGTTGCTCCGCCGCTAAATTTTTGTCCGGCAAATCCAAAAGAAATCTCGCCAATTTTAGAGGATTTACTAACCTTTGAACCCTCAGCGATTCGACTAGCTACGGGGGACGAGCTAAGGGCTCCGGCGGCGCTTGCGATCTTGCCCTGTAAATAAGTAGCAAGTGCACTCGATTGCTCTTTAGCTTGACCGATAGCTTCTTCGTCCATGGCCTTAAACGCTCCAGTAATGGCGCGGAGTTCGGCTTTGTCGTACTGGACGACTTCCTTACTTTCCGCCATTTCGTCTCTCCAATATCTCTAATGCTGTCAATATGTCCGCCGCGTCAACCCACTCACTCATTGGAATTCCTGTCGCGATCGACAGTTCGACAATTAAATAACTTAGGCTTCCTCGGCGATAGCTTTTGGGCTTTCCGTTTCTCCGACCGTAATATCGACAACCGTTTCGCACCATACGTCATAAGGTTTAACGGGCTTACCCGCTGCCTCACGCTTTAGAGCGTTCCACGCTAGAAACATTAAGTCCGAAATTCCGATCTTTTCCTGAGCTTGTTGAATCGTGAATCCTGTTTTCTGTTCCCATTTAGCGAACTCTGGCGGTTGCGCTGTCGTGGTAACTGTCTTTCCGTCGTTCGTTTCGATATGTATTTGTAGTTTCATGCTCCCGATCTCTTTTCTTATAGTGTTGGAGTTGTCACGCAAGTAAAGCTAAGCGATACAGTCTGAGCGTCCGGAGCTGTTCCACCAGCGCTTGGGAAAATTGGCTGTACGTCGAAATTAAATACTGATCCCGTTGCAGCTGTGAAAACTACTGAAAGCGGTGTATTTGGAGCTGTATCGCAAGCGTTCCATAGTGAAGCGCATAGCGACCCGCCAGCTGTCCAGTCAGCTAACATTTCGACGTCGAAAGTAGCTTGCGAATCTGTCGTGAAATACGCTTTTCCGTCGAGTGTTTGATAGGTGTTGATTGTGCTCTCGATTGTGAGAGTTGCGGCTGTTGCTTGAGCGTCATAAGTATCACCATCAATGGTGAAAGTTATGTCGCGTCCGGTGACGATTGTAGTCGGCATTTTATTCTCCTAGTTTTGAGTGTAGTAAGTGGAAACGTCGATCTCGGCAATTAGAAAATTGCTTGAACCGAGTGAAATAATCGACGGACGCGATACGTCGCCGACTTCATATCCCGACGGAATAGCCGCGAGAATTTCAAGTGAGAGCTGCTCGAGATTGTCGAGTGCTCCCGCGTTATTGTTATAGGCAACGACGCCCGCAATAGTAAAATTTATTTTCAGCTGAATTGCGCTGCTAATTAGTCGAGTTTCAAGATACGGCGTTCCCGGAATAATTAAGCAAGCGGGTGCAATTATCGCTTCCGGTACTGACTCATAGACCGACGCCGTTACGCCAGCGAGAGCGGTCGCCAGCGGCGCGCGAACGTCAGCCTGAATTGTAGTTGGCATTTATTGACACATAGTTTCAACGTCTAAAAATGGAGCTAATAAACCGACGACGCGATTTTGTAGTGATCGCCCGAGTACAAACGGCGTCGGCTGAAAATCTACCTGAGCCGAAGTATTACCCGGAGCTGTGATTGACTGGAAAACTTCAACCGATACGACGAGAATCGCCGATCTAACTGGCTCAACGTTTTGATAAATCTCGGTAATTGTTGAGCCGTCGAGATTAGCTAAACCCGCTGGAATTATCGGCGTGAAAATTTGATCCGGTGCAGCCGTAGCGGTTGTAAATAGGTAAGGTAAAATTTTGTCGTCTGAAACTGTGACTGTTAAATTAAACGCAGCTCCGCAACCTGTAATTTCCACGATTTGACCCGTAACGAAATAGTTAATTCGCTGAGTCGTGTAATAAGCGATCGAATCAACGACTTCGATACCCGTAATCGCTGACTGATAGCCATTTAGCAGCGGAAAGATTGCGCCCTCGGCGCTGGCGATCATTGTGTCGAGATAAGCGTCTGAATAAAGAGAAACGCTAACGCCTAAGATGTTACGGAGTTCCGTAGCTGTAACTATTGGCATTAGCGTTCCTCTCTAGTTCTGCTCGGTCGCCTCGGGAGCGAAACGACCGATGGTTTTTAGGTGAAGTTAAACGCGTTAGCGCCCGCGCCGATTTTGGTGGCGCAAGCTCCATAAGAATTGAGCGAAACTTCAACAGTTCCATCACTTGGCTTATTAACGTCAAGACGGAAGTTTCCGCTCTCATACCATGTGTAAGAGTTTGGTTCGATAACTAGCATTGAATCATCGCCAGTTCCGGTAACTTCGCCTGAGTTGTCCACGAAGAAATTTAATCCGAGAACTACGCCGCGTTGAGATTGTCCATTGACTTGGCCAGCTTGGTTTGATGGCTGGTAGGCGTTAAACAACGGAGTTCCGTTATCGTTATAACCCATGATGTTGCTCCATTGTGCTGGAGATACGAGAATGTTCTCCGCGAAGCGTTGAGTGCCAGCATATACGGCGGCATTAGCGCGAGAGACGTAAGCAATAAGTCCGGCGGCTGTGTTAGCTGTTGGAGTTGCGTCGAGAACTGAATCAGTTACTAACTGATTAGCGACGAATTTATTTTGTGAGAACGCCATAGCTGAGGCCATGATACGAACGAGCTCGTTAAAGAAATCTGGCGAACTACGGTCGATAATTTCTGTTGTGAGAATGTTACGTCCGGCGAAGCGAGAAACTGGAACTGAAATAAACGAGCTTTCAATTCCGGTATTAGTTACAGCGCCACCTTCGGCAACAGGATCGACAACCGCGATTTGAGAAATCTTTGGGATTTCAAATTGAAGTCCAGCGTCAGGTAATGCGCCGCGAGAAATTGCGTCGATTGCGCCACGTGTACCGTTTGAAAGTCCGTTAATTACTTCGTTTAATTGGCGGGTTGGGTTGAACGCTGGATTTGTAGTTCCAAGATCATCGTTCGCAGCTGCAACGTAAATTGCAGAATCGGAAAGAGGATTTAATTTTGCTTTAATTGAATGTTCCATGAATGTACCCAAATTAATAATTGGGCTTCTTGGCTGTGAATAGAGAACAGGCTTATTAGCCTGTAAGTATTTAGACGCTTCTACCGTTGTCTCGGTAGTGGCGACTTCGGTAGTGTCTGGCACTTTGTCTCCTTCTGTTGTTGGATTTTCTTCCTCTGTTTCCTCATCTACGGAATCAGAATCTTTTTCTGTTGTTTCGGTTTCTTCTTCGGTTTCTGTGTCGCTTGCAGCTACGGAGCTGACTCTCGCGCTATCGATAGCGGGCTCTGAAACCAAACTGACCTCGTCGAGCGAACCTTTTGCAACTGTCAACACGCCGTCAACGAAATCGTGATCGCTCACCTTGACGCCGACAGAAAAACCATCGCGGAGACCTGTCGCGGCTTCTATGAGTGCGTCATTTCCGGCATTTGTCTCCGCGATCTTGAATGTCGCGTCGATACCTTGATCGGTTGCGGTCATAGATAAGACTTTTCCGATTGGACGAGTGCGATCATGTTCTAATAAAAGTTTCACGTTTTTAGTCGGGATAGATTCGGGCTTAAACGTTGTAAGTCCAGCCGACGTCGATCCTGTTTCATTCCACGTTACGACGCGTCCGGTAATTGTGCGAGTTTCGCTATCGGCTGACGTAATTGTTAGCGGCATTGTTAGCTTCATTTGATCATTTCCTCAGCTTGTCGGATTTCCTCGACGCTGATTGCGCCGATGTCAAATAATGTTTTGTAAATTGCTACGCGTTCGGCTTCACTTCCGCGCAAGTAATCTTCTAACGCAAATTCCACGCGCTGAGATGAGGGAGTGAAGTCCGGCATTGATAGACGTTCGGAAATCGAAGTCATGATCGGAATCAAGGAAAAATCTAACAAAGTTTTTCGTGTAACGTTGGCGTTACTGTAAGTCATGCTCGATCCAGTTTCGGCGTCAACGTAGAACGCTGGTATGCCAATAGCTCGCGCGAGTTCTGTCGCAATATAGGAACGGGCAGCTGATAACTGTAATTTCTCCGGATCAAAGCCGACGGTTTGTAACTCCACGTCGGCATTAAGAAACGCGGTCGAACGATTGCGACGCGCGACGCCCCAAGAATCAAGCAACTTCGCAATTCGATCAGCTGGCAAAGCTGTTCCGTTCGATTTGAGAACCATTGACGGAATCGGTTCTCGCGCATAGTTAGCAGCTGCACGTTCAAGCTCCGCGCCAGTTCGGATCGTCCGACCAGCTCGATTCAATAAACCCTCATCGTTACCGTAGAAAACAACTAAACTTCCTACGCCAGAATTGGGAACTGAATATCCGTCGACTGTGTAATACTCGATTTCGGTTCCGAGTGAATTTGTTGACACACTTACGCGAGTCGGTTGAATTCTCTCCATTGAACGAACGCGTAACGTGTCGGCGAACAGTTCGGTAATTCTGAAATAACTGTAACCGTAGAAAAGTAAATCTTCCGCGCACCAAACCCAACTAGCAGCGCCCGGAATTCTAGGATCAGGATCGCGAATTACTCTAGGCGCTTGAACTGTCATTCCAGTATCACGATCGCGAACGATCATGGAAATGCTGGCGATTGATGAGCAAATAATTCCTCTAGCGCGAGCGATTGTTGGTACGGACATGGCTTCTTGGCGTGTAGCTGTGACAGCGCCGCCGAAAAAGTTTATGAATGAATCTTGAGTCGGGACAGGTGCGAGACTTGCGGCAACGTCGCTATTTTGTAGCGGCGCGACGGCTTCAACCTTAGACGCAAATAGATCACGAATACCCATGCGCGAATTGTGTCAGGCTTATAGCACTAACTAACCATAATATCGAAGTCCATTTCTGGG